ACTTCTACCTATTACTACGTTACTATCAAATGTTCTTCTATTTGATGTATTAGAACCACTTATTACTAAAGTATTTGATTGTCCACCAAGTATATTTCCTGTAACCGTAGCGTTGTTTACTGCTGTAGAAACTGATGATGAATAGTTATTTGTCACTGTTAATCCAGCACCAATATTACCTTGATAAAGTATTGATGAACTATTATGATTTAAAGTAATGTTAGGAAAGGCTGCCCCTGCAAAAATATTTGCAATATAACTACAGTTTAATCCCAATGTTGTTGTATTAGCGTTTGAAGTAAAGGCGTTAATTCCAACATAATTACCATTCATACTAACACTACCACTCTGATGATTTATTGTTGTTGACCCATATATTAAATTATTTACTATAGATGGTACCGATAATACAGAACTTGTTATAAATTGTAACGATAGTGAACTCTGTAACGCGTTATTAGATATAGTTGGTCTAACTAATGACCCTGTTCCTAACGTTGGTATTGTTCCAATGATATTACTATTACCACCGATATATCCGTATGTTCCTACTGTTGCTGTTCTATTACTATTTAATATTATATTATTGGAACCTGATATAACTATTGAACCTGATTGAGTAGTTATTAAACCACTACCACTTGAAGTAAGTATAGTATTAAATATTAAATTAGATTGAAATGTTGGACTACTAGATGATATATAACCATATGGTATTGCAGCACTACTTGATGAATGTAATTCCGATTGTATTTTTATAATACCATTATTAACTGTATTAGTTATTAATGAACCTGATATAACCGTATTACCTAATATTAAACTACCTGTAATTTGTTGAGTATCAACTATTGACCCTGTGGTGATTAAACCATTTCTATCTCCACCTGATGGTGATGTTCCTGAACTACCTGATGTTCCTGCTGAACCTGTTCCACTAGTTCCTGATGAACCATCTGTACCACTCGTACCTGAGGTTCCTGATGAACCTGTTCCACCACTAGTTCCTGATGAACCTGCTTGTCCACTACTTCCTGATGAACCACTTGTTCCTGATGAACCACTTGTACCATTTGAACCTGATGAACCACTAGACCCTGAAGTTCCTGAACTTCCTGAACTACCAGATGAACCACTTGTTCCTGATGTTCCACCTGAACCTGTTGAACCTGAACTACCAGATTGACCTGATGTTCCTGAAGAACCGTTAATACCACTAGTACCTGACGTACCACTTGTTCCATTGGTAATAGGAACATTGTTAATAAAGAATGACCCCGATATGTTTACCTGAGTTGTTGATATCTGTAATGGACTATTACCACCAATACCATCTTGTACTGTTTGTAGTGATGTTGTTAATCCTGTTGTACTGTCTGTTAGTTTCAATAATCCTTGAAAGGATTGTGATACATATAAATTTGTTAAATTTCCCACTGCTATATATTTTTTGTTTTTGTTTTATACATTCTTCCAATCTTCATCCACATTCTTCCATAACTCAGCAACTTGTTTCCAAGTTAATCCACCAAAATCTATTATTGGTAGAACGCATCTATTATAATCAAACTTCTGTTGTAGGTTTAATGGAAATGTCCACCCACCAATTACTGTTTCCGTTCTTTCTAACCAAGGTTCCAATGATGAATTAAACTCAGCATCATAATCTGATAAATATGTCAAAGAGAATAAGTCCTTACATATTTCTAATGTATCACTCATAACCTCAGCTTGATTTGATAAATCATCTTCAATCTTATCACATACGATTACTTGGTATTGTATGTGCATATGGTTCTCCTCAAATCTTGTTGTATTTGGTACAAAGTATAAACGAGGATATTGTGGTTCCTTATTTGTTATTACATCATTTGTTAATTGAGTATAGTCACCAAATCCCCAACTATTAATTTGTTCGTGGTAATAAGCAAAGTTTTTAAAGTCTTCTAATATCTGTTGGTATGAACTATAACTTTCATCCTGAGGGAATTGGTATTCATCCGCTATTGGTAATACACAACTGTTGTAATCAAACGGTGCTGACATTTTAATCTGCATCGTCCATCCACCAAGTATTGTCTGGAAGCGTTCTTGAAAGGGTTGAACGTTTGGACCCCACTCACCAACAATTATATTACTGAAATCTCCGTTGTTTTCATTATATGACTGCCAGAATACTGTCCATATATCTTGAACGATTGAAAGGGTATCACTCATCACTTCTTCTAAGTTTGATAAGTCATCCTCAATAATATCCATAATGATTACATTATAGTTATAATTAATCTGATTTTGATTTAACTCAACGGTATCAGGGACCACATACATTCTTGTGTATCTTGGTTCTGTTTTTGTTTGAATATCATTTGTGCATTGAGTTAAATCACCGAAACCAAACGAACGGATTTGTTCGTGATGGTAGGCTATACTACTGAAGTACGTTAGAATTTGTTTGTAATTGATATTCATCTTTCAATATTAAATATAAAAAGACCCGTAGTGTGCGCTGAATTATCCTTGGGCTCTTTTCTGTAACCTTATTTGTTCCTTATCATATTCTATCAAATACAATAATTGGTTTAGGACTTCAACAACATTTTTTTCAACGATTTTATCGTGGTCTTTAAGTAAGTTTTCTGATACTCTATTGAGGACGACGTACCATCCAAACCTTTGTTCAAAGCTAAGATCCAAATTAGTTTCCTGTGGGTCCATATCATTTTTAATATCGTCCATTCCCTCCTCACCTTCCCCATCAAAGATAGAGGGGTAAAGCTTAAATACGTCTTTCCGAAGTTGATAAAAAAAAACTGTCCACCTAACGCAAACTTGACTTCTAATTTTTTCTTAAAGAGTTCCGCCCTGTCATTGAGGGTCTCTTGATTATACTTCTCAATTTTAAAGTTGTGTTTAGATTTTTCCGAGACTATTGGTCTGTACATCATTGCACAGATTATATGTAGATAGTCCATTATCTCTTCAGGTTTCTTTGTTAGTAATGTATCAAGGTCCACAAATTCTCCGAAACTAATTTCTTTATATGATGGTAGATAACCGTAGTCAACACCATCTAATGTAAATCTATCAATAAGATTATATGGTGGTCGTGGTACCATTGCAAATATTGTCGTTGCTAAGAAGTCCACCTTATGGTTCTCAGCATCTATTAACGTTTCCATTGGACAATCTGTTAATAGGTTGACAACCTTTGCTTTCATATACTCATCCTCAAATAAGTCTTTGATTTTGAATATCTTAACGTAATCACCAATAGATAAATAATTTGGTAATTCGTAATCTTTTCCGTCTAATTTAAATGTTACTTCACTCATAGTTTTTATGTGAACGCTATTGCATAACGTCCTGTTGATTTTAAATTCTTTATTTCGTAGTACATCCTCATCATCAGTGCATCAGATAAATCGGGTGATTTACCTAATATCTTCTTTTGTTCGTCTTTGGATATTACTTGTATTTTATTATCCTTATCAACATCTTTTAATTTAACTGTTAATAATTCTTGTGTTAATTCTTCTACTAATGATGAGTCTAATACATTAATACTAATTTTCCCTTCCTTGACCAAATCAGACAGTTTAACATACGACTGGCTCTTAAGGTTACTGTAGTTCTGTTTGTGTAATGGTGAGGAGTTATTGACGAATGGAGTACATCTTATGTTATCCACCACACCTGCACCTAAACCATCACTATCTGTAATTACTTGTGATGGATGAATACCGTGTTTAGCAATCAATTCTTTTATGTTATTTGATAGTTCAACAGTATCTATTTTCTTATAACGAATAATTTCAACCACAGTTAATCCAACCCATATTATTGCTATACTTGTATCTGCACCAAAACGTGCTACGTCAACTGATATATATTTCTTATCAGCAGGATTTGGTGCGTTCCTAAATGAACAGGACACAATGTCATCAAAGTTAAATAAATTACCAATCTCATCTGTATATCTCCAATTACCATTTAAAAGTCTTTCTCTTTGTTGTGTTGGTAATTCCCTTAACATTTGTATATAACTCTCAGGAAGGTATGGATTGTCATATGGTAACGATGGTATAAATATTTTATTTTCTTCCAAAGTACCTTCTTCGTGTGGTAGAAAAAATCTTTTCATTAACCAGTTTTGACCAGGATTTGATGTAAGTAATATCTTAGGAATTAATTCATATTCATTCAATTTAAAACGAATACGAGATTTAAGAATTGAGAATGTTTCAAATGAAATTTGAACTGCTTCGTCTACATAGACTGCAGTCAATTCTAAACCACCAAGACTATCTTTATTTACATCCGATGGTTTATCTTCAAGGTCCTTTAATATAATCTCAGAACCATTATTGAATGTAAGTACATTTGATTGTGCGTTATATGTGTAATGTTTTTCTGATTGTAAGTTCATAAACTTTGAACTCAGTACTTCCAATAATGTTTTAAATGTAGTTTGTTTTAGTGTAGCTAGAACTGTACGACCTATTAATGTTCTGATACCAGGGTATTGAAGACATAGTGTTACAATCCATATACAACCTAAAGTACTCTTTGCACCTCCAGCAGATCCGCCAAAGCAGATTTCATTAGTTGTCTTATCTGTTAGATATTTCCAAGCTAGTGATTGTTTGGGTAGTAGATTTATATCTGCCATTTTTGGGGTCTCGTTTTACTCTCATATTATTATTTTGTTCATATATTGTTGCCCATCTTACATTACCAGGTTCATAATTACCATCATTATTAATTCTATCTAAACTATATTCACAACTTGGTTTTGGTCCAATATGTTCGTAAAATGGAATAAAAGATTTTAACCATTCATCACAGACTTTAATACCACGACCACCATAATGTTTCCATTTTTGTGAGTTAGGATTGGTGCATCTTTGTCTCATCGCGTTCCAAATACCATACTCTTTTGTTTTCCACATTCCGTGCTTACATTTTCTCATACAGTTTTAATTTTCTTTTTATACTTCATCCCTATCTTATTCTTATTCACCTGTATCATATATTCCTTATCTATGAATTTGTATAAACATCCACAGGATTTTGTCATCCCTGACTTAACGTTGTGTATCATTTTTGTTCGTATGTTTCCACACTCACATTCAAATACTCCACGTTTAATCTGTCTAAATCCGTCATAGACGGGTAAATCGTACTCAAGTAGGGTTAACATATTAGTTTTACATCCTACTTCCATTGGTTCTTTTCTCATATATATATATTTATTTTATCCAAAAACGAAGTTTTGGTCATTATAATATAAGAAAAATTAATCATTATTCAAAATAATATTAACAGAAATTGGATTACCATCTGTAGTTAAATCAATCTTTTTTACTTCAAGACCATATAGTTTTGATAGGTCACGTAGTACTTCTGA